GGGAGAGATTGTAAGAAGGCTAATCGGGCTTCGCAGACTGCCGTAGCAACATCGCGAGGGTTTGCCGCTTCAAAAGCGCGTAGCGTGGCGTCCCCGATTTGTCCGTCGACAGTAACACTGAGTACCGACTGAAGGGCTTTTGCGGCGCGGGATGGCCCCGAATTGATGGCAAAATCAAAGACTGCATAATCTACACCCATCGGCAGATCGTCACCCTTGATCGTATCCCAATATTTTGCCTTGTAAAGCGGCATAACATCGTTAGGCATAAGCGATTTAATGTCATCCTTCGTTACAGGATGCCCCACCCATGCTTCCCAAGTAGCCTTGGTGCAGCCCAAATTAGTCGCGCCGCCAGGATCGGAACTATTGTCAACATAGCCCCCTTCATTCTTTAAAACCAAGGCAAAGCACTGTTCCCAATTATCGGCGCTCATTTCTTGTCCCCGCAGATTTCTTTCCATTTGTCATCATGGGCCAAGATTTCGCCCGCTGTCTGGGTGGTCAATTTATCAGCTTTACGGACAAATATGGGCTTTACCCAGTCACACGAGGTGTCAACAATCTTGGTCTCAGGCTTAGGCATACAGGCCGCTAAAGGCAACAAGGCAATTAAAAATAAACGCTTCATGGCTGGCTCCATTGTTTTTGGAGGGTATCTTGCGGGGTATTGTCTTGAGAAACGGCCTGATCAATCTTAGTTGCTTCGGCATTCACGGCCTGCTCGTGCTGGATGGCAATTACTTCTTCTTTGGCCTTCTCATTGGCTGCGCCAAGATTTTCCAAATGGTTTGCCCAAATGGCATATGATCCAATAATCGCCGCAGCCAAAGCAACGACAATAACAATGTTTCGGATAAAAGGGCTAAATAATAATCCAAACATTAATTTGGCTCCGTTTTAGATTTTAACGCCAAGCCCCCGCCGCCGCCAGCAAGGATGGCTGATGCGCCGATAGCCCAATTTTGAGGATCAAAGTTGCCATGCATCACAGCATGATATGCACTGACAACGCAATAAACCAAAGACATCTTAGCCCAAAGAATACGGCCAATATCCCAAGTAGCGTTGTCCACACCTGTAAACATATGTTTAAAAGCCTGTAACATCTTATTTCACCGTTATCATGAGGATTACACCAATTAAACCGATACCAAGAACAAGAAACCCAACAATGCTACTAACCATAATCAAATCCTTGCGGTTTTCTTCCTGTTCTTTTAAAGCAGCCGCCGCCTGACGCGCTGCCTCTTTCCGCATTTCAATGACTTGCCGTTGGATGCCTTCCCATGCCGCAGGGCCATATTGCCCAACGAACATATTTTTCACATCCAACTGCATTTGTTGGGCTTTGGCTTTGGCGGCGTATATCTTAACCGCTTCTGCCTCAAATTCAGCTTGGCTTTGAAATAGTTTTTTCTTCCGTGGCGTAGATGCAATGGTAACAATTTGGGCAACCTTACTAAAAAGATTGCCCACCTTTTCGGCAGTCTCCATCATGTCGCGCCCTTGATCTACGGCCGACTTAATAGAATTAAAGATGGCAGTAGCACCAAGGACAAGACTTATGGGATCCATCATCAACTCATTATAGGTTATGCGCCGTCAAACGAGCTTCTAAGGCAGTAACTTGGGACTGTAGACTTTGTATCGTTGACACAAGATCCGCATAAAAGTTCATGCTAAGACCAATTCTTAACTTACCATCTATATCCGTAGAGATATTAGAAGGGTAAATAGTTTGAAAATCTTGAGCAATAAAACCAGAATCGGCTTTTCCTGTTTTAATCCAATCAAAATTAACTGGTTTCAACGCCAAAATACGCGTTGCGCCGTCGGTAATGGATACAATGTTTTCTTTTTCCGTTCTGTCGGAAATTAATGACCATGACGTTTGATTAGCATATGGTGTTACATTGGAAGTAAATGCAGAAGTTGACATAGTTACAACTTGACTTCCAGAAACCCCAAAAGCCAAAGACGGGATAGCTGATTGCCAAGAAATGCCTGTATTAGAAGAAAAATCCAAATTGTAAAAATTGGTTGAACTATTTTCCAAACGCGGATATGCGCTGCTACCTGCCGCCACATATCCACTTGCTGTAACATTGCCGGACGATGTAGATATATTACCACTTGTGGTTGAAATTGAACCACCTGCTGAAATTGATGTGCTCGCTGAAATTGAGCTACCTGCGGACAGTGCTCCAGTCGCACTAAAACCACCTGTATAGCTTCCAGACATGGCAACAGTGCCGCTAGAAATTGTAATACCATTACCACCCGTAAGACCCCCCCCTGAAGAAGGCGCAGAATACCAAGATGATCCGTTGGAAGTTAATACGTAACCAGATGTTCCGGGTGAAGTGAGGCCTGTTCCGCCATTTGCGACGGCAAGCGTTCCGGCCAAAGTAATATTGCCAGTCGTTGCACCACTTGGCGTGAGACCTGTGGTTCCGGCGCTAAAAGATGTAACGCCACCGCCACCTGCAGTGTTGCCATCATCGGCCTTTGCTACATTTGTGCCGTCAGAATAAACAAGGCTGCTATATCCTTGTGGCAGCGTAACAGTAGTTCCGGCGAAGGTTCCGCTGCCGTTATTGGATCCAATCGTAACTGTATAGGTGCCCGTCGTGCTGTTTGTAACGGTCCACATACCAGCAATACCTGTAGGCAGCAAAACGTATTGATTTGCTGATAAGGCACCCGTTAACAAAAACCGCATGCATTGAGACGTGCTTCCAGTGCCGGAAGTATTAGGAGATGATATAAGCGTATAGCTAGGCGTACCGCTTGTATTGACAGAAACAGACGTTGTGCTGCCAAAAACCTTGTCAAGGATTGTGGCATTGTTGTTGAGGGGTTGATCCCACGTTGGCGACGTAGAACCATAGGCTGGCTGATTAAGGTCAATGTTTGTTGTAGCCATTATTTGTCCGCCTTCCCGTCCAACTTGTCGTAAATACGCTGGAACATATCTTCAATATGTTGCATACGTTTGTCCATGTCATCTTTTAGGACATATTCTTTTGGCAATGTGGCTTCTAATTTATTAATATCCCGCTGTAGTTCTTTAACAGCACCCCATAATTCCCGCATTAGCCATCCGGCAACAGTCAGAACCGCACCTAATCCAAGATTTATGAGGTTCTGAAAATCAACCATAATGCTAATCCTAACCAGTGGCTTACTGTATCATATCACGGAGACGTAGGCCATGTCACCGCCCAAGGAAAATCTGTTTCCTTTGGCAAATCACGTAATGCTTGGCGGTAAGTTGCCCATGCCGCCTTGTTGGCAAGGGGATTGTCTGGCAATTGCGTCCAATCAGATGCCGCCAAACGTTGGTCACGGTCAGCGCGGACAGATGCGGCTTTTTGCGTTGTTGCAGTGGCTTGTTGGTCCGGCGTCAGGGAAACAATGGTCCATCCCAAGGTCCATTTGCCATCCACTAATAAGGGTTGTGCGTTTTGATCGGCGGCTTGCGTTTGCGGGTCAAAACTGGGTTCAGGATCCGCAGTGACATAAACTAATTCATTTCCCGCCTTATTGGCGTCGGTGCCGCTATAAAGCGTCAAAATATCCGTATTTGTAGGAAATGCGGTGGACGGATTGTGCTTGCACAATGTGTCGTAATCGTAGGGCCATGTCACCACGGTGCCATCTTTGACTTCTGCGTACATTTTAAACCGACCCTTCAATCGTAATGGTGGACGTAACCTTGTCTACTAACACTTTACCCTCACAACAGATGCTCCAATCTTCACCTGTTTTAGCACCCCAAGACGGGACATTTATTTGGACATTTTTGACCACATACTCTTTTGGGCCATCAAATACCCGCCAGACATGGTCCAAACTGCCCCGATTGGGCTGTCCCCGCGTCTTGTTATACCTAACCGCAATCATACAATTTCCACCGTGGTTTGGCAAACATTTGAAGCCTCAATAACGACGTTGAAATGAATAAACCGAAAAGGTTGGTCAGATTGATGACGGGTAAAACCATGCGGAAGCCAAGCATTCATTAAAATTAAATCACCCGGCGCAACCCCCATATATACCTGTTCAGATGCGTAAGTAACTTGATCCATGTCCGCCTGTGGTAAGTTGATTTGCCGTTTGCCGTGTCTGGGGTCAAAAACCATAGGCATTGCGCTGTTTGGCGGCACTTCTACAAAATAAAAGCCAGTTATCTGTGATCCGGCATGGACGTGTTCAATATGCTGCCCCGTATTCCTAAATTCCTGCCCCCAAAATTCCGATACCCGTGCCTGTACGTTTTGCATATTGTAGCCCTGTTCGGACAACATACTAAAACTTTCCTGCGCTATACGGGCCAATAACCCATCCAGCCGCTCATCATACATGGCTTCCGTCTGGCAGACATTCCAAACATTTGGCTGTTGCGTTGATACTTTTTCTTTGAGTACCGCGGCTGCTGGCGCAACATATTCCGGTAAGGAAAGACGACCAACGGCTGACGGAAACAACAATTCAACTTCCACTATTATCTCCTATTAAAAGCGGTTTGTTGCCACTTAATATTGTTAATTTATCTTGTGCGTCTTGGATGCGTTGAGATATTTGACGGACATGCGGGATAATTTCCTGTTCAAAGTCAGGATGATTCCGCATGGCGTTTAGTTGATCTTCCGGTATTGTGCCGATGGATAGCAAATAATTTTCACATCTGCGTTTAAATTCCAAACACCATTCTTCCCGTTGCGCCGCCTGTGATGCTTCAAGTACGGGCAAATGGCCGTATTTTCGTTGTGGCTCTAATTCCGCCATGATTTGTTCAATGGTGGCAATTTCTTGTTCCGCACCAGCAATAGCCAATTCTAGTAAGCCTTCACCAGATTGCCATTCCATTAGGTCGGCTTGGGCATTGAGTTTGGCGGATTTGTTTGCGGATGCGTCATTCAATATATCTTCTATTTCCGCCTTTTTTGCTTCACGGCGGAGCATCCTTGCCCGTGTTGACTCCAACTTTAACATAATATCCAAGCGTTGTTCATACATTAAACACCAAGCGGTGTCTGCCGTATGGCAATTGTTTGCCATAAAGTAACGCAGTTGAAAGTCACTGTTGTTTCTGTGAGGTGCTGAGTGCATGTTAGGTATTTACACAAGTTGCCCAAGATGCTGCGGAGCCAAAATAAGAAGCTGCACTAGCTGCACCAACACCGCTTGCTGTAGAAGTACAACAAGAATATGTGTATTTGTTTCTTATTGTACTAGGACCACTAGTAAACCCTAATGCAAATATACCCCGTGTAGAATTTCCTGCTGCGGAGCCACCATAAGAAGCTGCACTAGCTGCACCAACACCACATGCTGTAGAAGTACAAGTTGTATATGTATATTTGTTTCTTATTGTACTAATACAACAGGTTGTTTCTCCTAATGCAAATATACCCCGTGTAGAATTTCCTGCTGCGGAGCCAGAATAAGAAGCTGCACTAGCTGCACCAACACCACATGCTGTAGAAGTACAAGTTGCATATGTATATTTGTTTCTTATTGTACTAAGACCACTAGCACTCCCTAAAGCAAATATACCCCGTGTAGAATTTCCTGCTGCGGAGCCACGACAAGAAGCTGCACTAGCTGCACCAACACCACATGCTGTAGAAGTACAAGTTGCATATGTATATTTGTTTCTTATTGTACTAAGACCACTAGCACTCCCTAAAGCAAATAT